TTAAGTAAGTATTCTTGAAATCATTTTTCCATTAGCATTAGTGGTATTTGTATCATCATTAGCACAATCTAAATAAGCATCATTTTCTTCTAAAAAGGTAAGAATCTTTTCCCAGTCAGCAACTGAACGAGTTAACCTATCTAATTTTAACACTACAATAGTGTTAACTTTTTTATCTCTTATATCTTGTAATAGTTCTTCAAATTTAGGTCTATAATTATCAGTTTTAGCACTTATTCCACGTTCTTCGTATACATTATATACTTCGTCTCCTTTAAACTCACACTTAGTCCTTAAACGTTTTTCTTGCTCTGGTAAACTAAATCCTTCTCTTGTTTGATCTTCTGTTGATACACGTATATAAAGACCTGCTATTTTCTTTTCTTCATTCATATTTTTTAACGCTTCCTTTCATATGTTTGACATTTTAAATTAATTTTTGCAACTCTAAATTATTCATCTTCTCACTTGTTTGGCACTTTGAAAGCAAAAAGTATAGTCTAATTCTAAAAAAAGAGGGTCAAAAATACTAGATAACTAATACCTTTGACTCCTCTTGTAAAATTGAGTATAAACTTTTAAATATATTATATGTGCTTTTAATCATAGAAGTACCTCTCTTTCCACTTAAAAAGCGATACTGCTTGCTTTTATTAGTTCTATACTATAAATATTTATTCTTGATTTGTCAAGATTTTAGTTGGTTTTGATATATTCTTCAAAATCTTTAAACTTAATTTTTTCTTTATAACCATTTATAAAAATATCATCACAATCATCAAATATTAAATAATCAATATCTTTAATTTTAACTATATGTGGTTTAACCATAGCAATATTTGTATTTTTAATACTTTTGATATTTCCATTTATAATGGTGTATTTTACATTAGCAAACCTGCAAATCATTTCAACCTTTCTTTTTAATTCTTCACTTATTATAAGTTCTTTAGTTTCTATTGTCATATATAATCACTCTCACTTTCTATTTTGAAATAACAAAAAAACTAACATTTCTGTTAGTAATTTATTACTATCAAACATAAAAGTTCGAGTATCAATCAATCTGGTGTCCCAGAAGGGAAACTAATCATATATAATTCTTATTTATCGTTATATTACAACAAATATTTGTTTTTTCCTTACAAAATAACCATTTTTGTCAATCTTTTTAATTTAAATTGGTATAGAAAAAATATTAAAAAACACGATAATATTTGACAAAAACAAGACCAAAAGCAAGACCAAAAAATAATCTTACTTAATCATTAAGTAAAATATAAAACATTAGTTCTTCATCACTAATAATTTCTTCAAATAAAAACATTTATATCACCTCCTAATATAAATGTTCCATTATTTTTTTTAATTTCCTTTTTTTGTTTGAAATTTTTTATTTTATAATCAACTTTTGCCCAGGATATATTAAATTTGGATTGGAAATATTATTGTCTTTAGCTATTTTTTGATATGTAGTATTATATTTTTTAGCTATACCTGATAAAGTATCGCCTTTTTGAACAACATATATTGTTTCTTTATTTGTATGCATAAGTTCATTTACTTTGCTTTGCACTTCTTCATAATTATATCCTGCATTAGTTAAAGCAGTTTTTCTGTCTGCACCATTGCCCCATTTACCTTCTAAAACTTCTTGTGCTAATTGTTCTACACTTTTTTTAGGTTCGGATGGTGTATTTGTATTATTCTCTTTTTCCGTTGTTGTAAAGCCATTTAAACCACAATTTTTCATAATACTAGGATAATCTTTATAGGCGTAATCTTGGTCGCAAGTCATTCCAGCAATTTTATTTGTTCTTATATAATTAGTTTTTCCACCAAATTGCCATAATCCACCTTCTGGAGAACTTGGTCTTGATTTGCTCCATTGTGCTACCCATTTATCATAATCTTTTAATTGATCTGTATACATATAGTTTTTAAACCAATTGGTATTAGCATAAATTCCTACATAATAGCCTTTGTTTTCTAAGTATTCACAAAAACCTATAATTCCATTAGTTACAGCTTGTTTACCTGCTTTTTTCTGATATACTTTATCTTCTACATCAATATAAATAGGATATTCAAATTGTTTTCCTTTTAAGCAATTGTTATACATATATTCTGCTTCTGTTATTCCTTCTTCTTTTGAAGTAGCTCTTGAAAACCAATAAGCACCTACAGGAATATTAATTTGTTTACATTTTGAATAGTGATTTTCAAAAGCACTATCTTTTGCTTTCCCTTTAGCTTTACCATAACCAGTATAACCTGCTCTTAATATGGCAAATTTTACCCCTTCTAATTTTGCTTTATCTAAATTCATTTTTGATTGAAATTCACTTATATCTATTCCAAATAACTTGTCCATTACTTCACACCTTCTTTATTAAAATTACTTAATCCATTAGCCCCCAATGAAATTGTCATTGAACTTAATGCATATAAAACTAAATCTACTAATTTAAAAGTTCCTGTTACTGCATTTACTATAGTTAATAATATAAATGCTATTAAAAAGCTCCAATACTTCGTTTTTATTTTCTTTATAAATTTTAAATCTTTTGTAAACTCAACAACCATATATACAATTGTTACAAATGACGCATAAGTCATCAAAACATCCCATGTTATAAATTCATTCATTTAATTCACCTCTCATTTTAATCCTAATTTTATTGTTAAAAATGTAATTATTGCACCAATTAGACCTCCAATTACATATCCCCAAATAGAATCTAATTTTTTTGCTGGTTTATTTTCTATTTCTACAACTCTTTTATCAATTTTATTTACGTCTTCTCTCATTGCTTTCATTTCGGTAGCAATTTCTTTTACTGACACAGTTAATTCATATATATTATCTAATTTGCTTTCTAAAGTGTCTAACCTTTTTGTATTTGATTTTGAACGTTGTTCTGCTTCTACTATTTTTTCTATATATTTTTCTTCCATACTATTTTCCTTAATTTATTGCTTCTACTGTCATATATGCGAAATTTCCGCCACCTAAAGTTAATGTTCCTGCTATTGCAGGAGTTATTCGCATTTTGATTATATCTCCTTGCGTTACAGGAATTAAAACAGGTGTAATATTAGAAATTTCTCTAATATTAGCTGTTAAATTATATATTCTATTTACAGCCATAATTTCTGAATTTTTTAATATTTTAAATTGAATATAAGATGTTGTTGTAACACTACAAACAAATTCAAAATTTAAATTTACTTTTATATAATTAATCCCTGCACCTATTACAACTTGTCCATTTTCGTTAACCGACAATTTATTACCTTTCTGCGAACTTATTATTGGAAAACTAACATCATAATTTTGCCATTCTGTTACATCAAGTGTATTTTCAATTCTTTTAATAGTTAAACAATTTTTTGTATTTGTTTCATTGATAGCTTCTACTAAATTTTCTTTTGTTTCAGTATTTAAATCAGTTAATCCCCCGATATTAACACTATTCGTATATATTCCATTTTCAATTTTATTTAAATTATTCGCATTTATTGGTGTTTTTGCACTTGGTGAATTTTCCCATTCAGTTTTCATATATGCCATTTTATATCATTCCTTTCATTTTTATAATTTAACACCATATAGTGCAGTTATTTTGACATTATTTTCGCCCAATCCTGTACTATTAGTAGTGTCTAATGTTGTACCATAAAGTTTTGCACCAAAATATGATGTGTCATCATATTGGATTTTTTGATACGCCCAATCAGCTAATATCTGTTTTAATATTGTACACATTTGATAATGCCCATATTGATTTCCAGTAGCAAATACTAATATAAAATCATAATTATTTACATTGTAATTTAATGTATGTACAGCTTTCGTTGTTATATCAGTAGTATTTAATTTCGTTATTTTCCCCAAACCTGTTTTTACTTCATTAATAGCTCCCACTAAATTATTTTTTTCTGTAGTGTTTAAATCAGTTAAATTTCCAATGTTATTCGTATTCTCATCAATCGCACTTTCTATATTATCTTGCATATTGTTAAATGTAGTTGCATTTAAATCTGTACCGCCTGTATATGTTCCATCTTGAACTTCATATTCTGTTTCATTTATTGTTACATAAGGCTTTTTTGTAACTTGCGTATCTTCAAATGTTATTTTTTGCATTTGTTATCATCTCTTTCTACAATGTATTTTTGTAATTTTAATAAGTCCAATATATCAACTTTACCATCGTTATTTATATCGTATTTATTTTTAAACGTATTTATAAAAATAAGCAAAATTATAACAAATACCAACAATAAATTTACAATATTGTGAATTTTATTACTTTTCATCTTTCAATACCTCTATTTCATGTTTTAAGTCATCTATCATTTGTTGTTGTTCTTGTATTGCTTTATAAGCAACTGCTATCATTGAATATAAATCTATTCCATCATTATTTTGCGTTGTAATTTCTTTTTTGTATCTATATTTGTTTCCAATTACTATTCCTATGTGTTTTTTTTCTTTATCATTTTGTGTTTTAAAGTGATACTTATAAATATCTGTATTTTTTACAATATCTAATCCATTGTTAAACTTTTCAAAATTTTTCTTCAAAGTTGCTCTTGAACTGTTTGAAATGTTATTTGCGAATACATCTCCCACAAAAACAAATCTGGAAGCTTGTGAAGAAAAGTAACAAGCTTTCTGATTACTGACATTCCAAAACTTTCCATATATTCCAAGTATTCTAGTATTATCACTGGAATATACTAATTCTAAGGAGTTATTATTACTCATATATCCATTGTTGTCAGTACCAATTTGCAATTTAATGTTTTCTGTTGTGCCTGTAAAATATGAACCTTTTATTGTGCTACCTTCGATTGTTCCTTTAACATTTACATTTCCGGAATCATCAACTTTAAAGTTTTTAGTATCTATGGTTCCGTTTTCCAAATTTATTTTTGTTCCGCTTGTATTTGAAACATAATTTTTTGATTGAATATTCCCACTTTTGATATTATCAGCATTTAAATTAACAACATTGACTTTTGTAGCATCTATATCACCTGTTGTAATATTTGAACCATTTATTATTGTGCTTCCCTTGTCTTTTAATTTGGAATTAGTAAATTCTGCAATAGCATCTACATCTAATTTGCCAGATTGTATTTTGACTTTTTCTGGAGAAAGATTTATAGAAGATATTATTTCATCACTATTTGTTTTTTTGGAAACTTCCATATTAATTTCTTCTTCAGCTAATCTTAATTCAGTTTTTGTTGCGAAAGCATCTGTATAAGCATTTTGAATATTGTAAGTTACTTCATAATTTAAATTAAAGCTTTCCATATAAATTTTGTTATAACCTTTATATAATTGAATATTAAATTTTTCTATTTCTTCAATGGATTCATTTGCTAATGGGTGTTTGTTTTCATCTAGTCTTCGTATTATATAAGCATGATCCTTTTCTAAAATAAACTCATCATAAATGTTTTCAGTATAATTTAATTCGAAATATGGTAATTGAATCTTTTTTGTTTCGCCTTCACCCTCGATAATTAAATAACTATCCACAAGGTATAAATCTTCTGATGGATATAATCCTTCAGTATTTTCAATGAAACTTTGAGCTTTTGAAACACCACTTTTAGATATTCCACATTTTGAACTTTGTTGTCCCAATTGTTCTTCGGATGGAAATAAATAATGAATATCTCCGTAAAATTTCAATTTTGTTAATCCGTTTTCATACGAATTTTCAGTTTCAACATAGTTAACTCCAGTTTTTGTTTGCGTTAAACTGTTAGTTTCAATTAAAGCTGTTATTTGTTTTTCTTGTTTGTTAACATCAATCTGCACATTGGCCAATGCTTCAGCTAAACTAATATCTTGTTTATTTTTGATTTCTTGTTCTGTTAAAGCAGGGCTTTGAATAACGCTTGAAAAAGTTCCATCATAAGTAAAATTATGTTTTAACACATAAGTGTCAAAATATTCTGTATCACTTATATAGATTCTTATTTTATTTCCAAGTTTTAAAAATGGTTTTCCATAATATGTTGTTAATTTGCAGTCTACATATTTCATGCCTTTAACTCTGCTCCAAATAGAATCAATCGCCTGTTGTCTTAATTCGGCATTATGCAATATATAATCATCGCTAATAGTTATTGAATGTTCACCATTTAATTTGATACTTTCTTCGTCTTTAATTGTTACATTTTCATCATCAATTTGACTATTTTTAATAATCAAACAATTAATGGGTCCACATATAACCTCTCCACCTTCAACACTGCTATAATCACTTTTATAGAAAATATAATCAGGTTCCTCATTTTGACTTAACCAGCATAAATCAATTTCATTTGTATCATTATCTATGTCAACAAATGAACAAGATATTTTTGCAATAGTTTGCAATACTGTTCTATTCTTTTCTCCATTTGTGAATGGATTTGCAACAATAGGAATTGTACTATTAATAAATTCTAACGATTTTGGTGTTAACCCCAAATTAGTACACACATCTGCATATAAGTCTGATAAAGTCTTATCTCCTGTAGAATAATTAATATTGCATACATACTTGCTATCAAGATTTGTATATAAATCAGAATATGCTGTTATTTGACTCATATTTGCTGTTATTTCGTTATTTGGGCGTTCTACTCTATATTTGCCTACATTAATATATTCGTTGTTTAAATCAGCAGTATATTCGTTGTTTAAATCAGCGTATTTTACGCCAATTTTGGCATATATTGATTTATCATTTAAATTGCTTTGTATTGCTACAAATTTTGCTTTTAAACATTTTGAATATACAGAACCAATAATGTTACCATCTACATAACAACCACTATCTATTTCAAAACTTTGTAAATTATCTGATTGTGATATTGGTGTATCTATACCATCTACTACTATTTGACCTAAACGATTTGCGTTTGCTCGATTTTTACATTCATTTATAAAATTTGTACTTATCATATCCCACCTACAATTCTATTACTGCTTGAGATGCAGGATTATATAATTCTACAATTCCATCTGGCGTCATATATGGTAACATTGCTTGTACTACTCTATCACCACGATAACAATTTATATGTTGCCATTGTTTAGTAAATGGATTAAGAAAATCAACACTTAATGTTGGGGCTTTTCTTATTTCAGCATAAAAATCTACAACCTCATCTTCAGTAAGTGGTCTGCTTACTAAATCTATTCGCCACTTGGTATTTATTACATTGAGTACCATAGTACCATCTGCATTAGTAACATCACGTCCACTATTTTTAGACACATCATACCAAGATATTTTTGTATTGTTTGATAAATATTTAGATATATCTACACCATTTAATTTAACTTTCGATACTACTAGTACAGGACCTGCTAGTACATATTTATAGCCATTTGCGGTAAATTCTTTTATCATAATTTCACCATCTTTCAATTTCCCCTTGAAAGAAAGTGCTACACATGTTATAATAATGTTAACTTGCTAGTACAGAAGTTTAGAGAGGAGTATATATGAAAAAGGTACTATTAATTCTTGCTTGTTGTATGTGTTTGTGTGGTTGTGGAAATAAGGAAGAAGAATTTAAACGAACAGAATGCATTAATCAATCTAAAGGAGAAGTTACAATATGGACACTATTCCACGATAGTAACAAAATTTATAAAATAAAACGTGAATCTAAGAAATACTACAACACTTTATCTGAACTAAAAGAAGCAGAGCAATCCGCAAATGAGCATTACAATTTTATGAAACAAAATTATGAGGAACAAGGCAATAATGTATCAATTAACATTGCAAAATCTGATCATTCATTAATTCAACAAATTGCATATGATTGCAAGGAAAATGGTTTCTTTGCTAACGTTGGGTGTAATTACCAAGATGAACTAAATGAATTTGAAAACGACCTCATAAGTTACACTTGTATAGAAAGAGAATAATTAACAAAAATTTTAATATGTCGGTATATTAACAGGGCAAACACCAGTTTGCTTTGTTTTTTGATTTATACCGTTTATTGCTGTATCGACTATTATTCCTTCGTCAGCATGAACATTAATTTCAGCTATTCCTCCACCATTAAACTGACTCATTGCACTGAATACTGCACTATATATAGAACTAGCTATTTGTGATTTATTTAATATTTCTGTTTTACCATTTGCATTTCCTAGTATCTCTGGACCATTTTCTCCAGCAAAAACTAAACTTCCATGACTTGGAGCACCACCATTTGCATATTGAGGTATATTTTTCCATGAATTACCAGAAAATATTCCACCATTCTTTTTGAATAGTGTGCTTAAATTAATATTAATACCTAATTTTTTAAATGGTTTTTGTATTTTTTCTATTAACTGATTAACTACACTTGTTGCTTTGGTAGTATCTGCACTTAAACCTGAACCCAATTTAACTCCATTTAATTTTAGTTCGTTTTTTACTCCTTCTAAATTTTTCCTAACATCTGAATCTACTCCGTAACCTAGTTTAGATAGATTAGCGTTTATTTTATCATAAAGTTCATAACTTTCTTTTGAACCAAATTCTTTAGAATTTACTAAATTTGTTAAAATATTATTTAGGTATGTTGCATAACTATCTTTTAATTCTTTCATGCTAGATGCTTTGCTTTGATTTACTGCTTTAATCGCTTCTGCAGCACGTTTATACTCTTCCGATTCTTCGCCATATTCTCTCTTCATTTTTGCAGCATGTTCGCTTATAACATCTAAATTGTTTTTTGATGTGGTTTCTATTTCTTGCATTCCTGCTTCGTATGTATTTGAGGCGAGGTTAATTGAACTTTCTAATTCATCATAGCTTTGTGCTGAAAGATCAACATTACCAGCCAAATTTTCAAAAACCACTTTTTTCTTTGAAACTAAATCTGCCGTGTTGTTAAACTCGTTGTACATATTAGTTAACTCTTTTACATATTGTTCTTGAGTTATTTTTCCATGTTTTAGTTTTTCATCTAAATCAACAATTTTATTAATATAGTCCTCTGTATATCCTTGTTCAGCAAGTTGTTGTTTTTTTGCGTCTGTTATAATTTGTTGTGTTAATTCATCTGACATTATTCCCTGTTCTTTATATTTAAGAACTATTTTTGTAATTGCATCTACTGTTGCTTGCCCACTGTTTTCTGACGCTGTTCTCATTGTTTCAAGTGAAGAATTTATTTTTGATATATCATCAGCCGTCACAGAATATTGATCAGTATTCATTTGAGCAATTAATATGCCCATACTTTCATTTGCGTTTTTATATGCTGTATCATTTCTTTCTATTAATTCTGTATAACTTTCTATACTTGCAAGATTGCCTGTTATTGTTCCTACATATTCTTTAAAAGCATCTGTATAGCTTGTAATATTTATTCCTTTATCGCTAAATAAGCTTTCGCCAAATACCATTTGATTTATTAAATCTTTGTTTTCTTGATAAGCTTTAATAACTGCTTTCAACTCTTCATCGCTAAAAATATTTTTATAATCTTTTATGCTATTATGTATCATATTAGCAAGTTCTGTATTTCCATCTTTTAGAGCTTTTTCATACATTGCAATTTGTTTCATATAACTTAAGCCTAAATTTTCAAGATTTGCTTTATTTTGAGCGTCAACTTGACTTGCTGTCGAGAATATATAATCCCATGATTCAAATAAATCTTTACCATCAGTAAATTGTTTGTACCAATCAGTTTTTGATACTAATTCAGCTAATCCCAAACCACCTGCTACGGCAATACTCAATTTTCCAAAATTTGTTCCAGCTATTGTTTTTATCACATTTTTAATATTTTTTAAATTAGTAAATATTTCTCCAAGTTTTTTTATCAATTTATAGCCTATAATTGTTTTTATTATTATATCTGCATGATCTAAAGCAAATGTTACAACATCTTTTATTTTTTTTGCAAAATCCATTATTTTTTTGAATCTTGTTTCACCATCTTTTAATTTAAAATTAACCTCTCCAGTCAATGGATCTATTTCTTTTGTAAACCCTAACCATTCCATTATTCTATCTCTAATTTCTGTAGCTTTCATTCGTACTTTATCCATACCATTGTCATAACCTGTTATGGCATCTAATAATCGTTGGTCTATTCCACCACTTACAGATGTACCACTACCACTATTGTTATTTTCATTGATATTGTGAATTTCATCAAATCCTAATGTTTGCCTTTTTAATTCTTTTACTGCTTTACTAGCATCATCTGCACTATCTGCAATTCCATCATAAATACCCTCTTGGCTTGCTATACCGGAATTGTAATCTTTTAATTCGATACCAAACATATCTGCAATTGCTTTTGAAACTTCTTTAATTACCATTAGTATTGCATTTGCATATGGTAATATTTTAGAAAACGTTCCTATAAAGAGACTAGATAAAGCAACTTTTGCTTCTACTAATTGCTGTCTAAATATTTTCAATTGGTTTGAAGGAGATTCAACAGTATTAGCAAAGTCACCCATTGCTATTTGTGCTTGCTTCATTGTTGCTAAATATCTTAATATTTCTTTTTCTGCTTGAGACATATTTTTTACAGATTCTGTTATTCCTAACGATTCAGCTATTGGTTGTAAGCTAGATTGAGTAACATCAATTCCATAGCTTCTTAAAGGTTTTGTTTGTCCAGCATACACCCCTGCTCTAATTGCCTCTGCTGTTGTTTTTTCTGTTTTGTTATATAAAGATGCTAAATCATAAGTTAATTTAGTCATCGTCTCAGACATTATAGATGAATACTTATCTTCTATACCGACAGTTTCACCCATTGATTCAAATATACCTTGCATATATAATGTCTGTGTTTTATTAGTTCCAAATGCTTCATTTAATTTATATTGAAATTGTAAAGCAGATTTACCTAATTCAGAAAACATCTGTTTTCCATTTTTTTCAGTATTATCAAACACAACATTAAATAAGTTTAACTGTTCTGTATAATCGACCGCTTCATTCATCCAACCTAATGCAGTTGTTGTTAATCTTTTAACGCCTGCGAATGTAAAAATTTTTTTAAAAGCATTCCCAAGTTTATCAGCACTACTAGTTGCTTTATCTGTTGATTGTTTTAATTGATTAACATTTTTAGTAGCATTTGTTGTCGTTTTATTTATGCTCGATTCTGCTTTTTTTTCAATACTACCTAACTCTAAATATATATTTGTTAATACATTCTCAACATTAGTTAAACTTTTTACTAAACTTTCAACACTTGCTTTTGCTTCTTGTGCTTTTGATTTAATTTGTAATTCTAATGTTTGTGAATTATCCATTTATTTTTTCACCTACCTCTTCGGTTGTTCCCTTTTTGGTAGCGCTATTTTTTCTTATTGCATTTACTTGAGCAATTCTTGCCTTTACATCTGCAACATTCATTTCTATTCGTTTTTTCTTTTGCTCTTCAGTAGCTTCTGCCCTTTCTTCAAAGCCGTATGGTTTTTCAGAATATTTAACTTTTTGTTTGCTGAAAGCATTACATAAAGCAACTGTTATAGCTTCATGAAAGTATGCTCCTTGTAGCCACGCATTATTATTAAATATTTCTTGTTCAGTTTTTATCTTTTCAAAATAAGAAAAACGGTATGCCCAGAATAGGTCTGGGTCATCTTCCCAAAACTCTTTCACAGACATACCGTATGTGATTGCCATAGGTAACAAATTATAAAACCAATCTGTTAAGTTTTTATATTGTTTGCCTTTTTCCTCTTTGTCGTTGTCTATTCCCCGATTATCTCTAGTTCCTCGTCGTTCTCCTTCGAGTCTATATCGGCTAGGGCACGCATAAAAGCTTGGTATTCCTCAATTCCAAATTTAACAACTTTTGCTGCTTTTTTACCACTTTGTTGATATGTATCCATTAACTTAAGTGCCAAATTTGGATTTACATCTTTATGATTAGCAATAAACAAACTTGTCCATATTAAATCATAAAATGTAATTGGTTTTCTATCAAACTCTTCAATACTAAATCCCATAGCTTCAAGCCATTTAATACTATCTCTAGTCATTTCTAAAGTATAATCTTTATCATTTATTTTTAATTTTAATTTTCTCATTGTTTTTCCCCACTTCCTTTAATTATTCAGTTGCTATTAATGCAGTAACTTCTGTTGATGTTTTATCAGCAATTTGTGTACTTGGAACTGTATGTAATGTACATTCAATTACACCACCAACTGATACCTCATTCTTCCAAGTTTGACAAATACCTGTATATAAAGCACCTGTTCCATCTGGATATTTAATTAAAATATCTTTTGCTGTATTATCACATACTGTTTTTACAGCTGTTAAATTTGCTTCACTATAGTTATAAGTAAAGTCCATATCTCCAGTATCAGGTCTATCTGGAATATATACTTTTGATGGATCACTTGAAGTTGTTATTTCAACTGTTCCACCTGCTTGTCCAGTTGCTGGAGCACCTTTAACTGCTACTAATTTTTCTTTTGGGAATTTTGTTTCAGCTGTTTCTTTTATTCTGATTTCAATACCTAAATCTAACATTATTTATTCACCTCTCATTGTAATTTCCCTTACAATTTGAAGTGCTACATTCGTTTAATTTGGATAAATAACTAAATTATCTAATCCATATTTTGTATCTAATTTTCCAGTTATTTTAACTATATTTCTATGTACATTAGAATCAGTATTTAATGCATCTAATTCTGTTTTAATGGTTACATGATAATTGTTTTTAAAATAATCAACTACTTGTTCGGTAACTTCATTGCAAATAGTTCTTTTTGATGTTTTTCCACTTGCCATTGAATAAACATTTATTTCAATACCAAATGTATAAGTTTCTTCTCCGTAACTTAAATTATTATATTTATTAGTTACTGGAAGTAATTTAACTGGCACTATAGGAAATACTTTGCTTTGTTGTGGCATTGCTTTTGTAACTGTTGGTTTATATATTGATTTTTCTTCAACATATTGTTTTAATTCTGGAAAGATTTTATTTTCAAATATATTTTCAACTATCAATATAAATCACCTACTGTCTTTCTTATTTCAATGTCAACAATATTTCCTATTTCATCTTTAATATCTTGAAATGCACTATAGAACATATGCCTACTTGGTAAACCTTTAGTCCATCCATAAGTGCCATCTTCTTTAGGATATATCCATCCTTTTTCACCATGTTCATTAACATCATATTTCCATGATTTAAAAGGTCCATCTGGATTAGGATGTGGATTGTTAGAACCTACGATTCCTGTACCCATTTCATTAAAGATAATTACCATATCATGAGTCCATACTCTGCCAGTTTTTGTATTATCGTCATATTGCCACTGTATTTGGCCTGTATGATTAGAAATACCATTGGCATAGCAATACTCTAGTACTTTGTTATACATCATTTCTGTGGCGTATTTAATAGCATTATCAACGCCTTTCGAATAAGCTTCTTTATATTTATTTAGAAACTTTTTTGCTTCCTCTAGGCTTTTCTTCGATAGTTCCATCGTTAGAAGTGTTTTCATCTTCTGATTTACTCTCTTCTATTTTTTCTTCTTTAACAAGTCTATAACCCGCTTTAATAAAGTCATCTCTTGTTTTTTCATCAAAAACTACTATTCCATTTGTAAATTTGTACATATTGCACCTACTTTCTTAATCCCATTAAACTTGCATTATCAACGCCAATACTAATCTCGCACATTTTCTTTGTTATTTCTTTTTGTAACATTTCTGGTGTTATTATCAATGGTTCTAAAATTGATTGCATCGCATCAATACTAGATTTTTTGTTTATTTTATCTTCATCTATATATGCACATACCATTGTTTTATTTTTACAAGTTTCATTTTTAGGGCATTTCATACATTTAGGATTTGTAAAACTGATTGTTTCCATATAATCCCTACTTTCCTGTAAGTTTTTCAAAATATATAATTATAACTGAATTACCATCTCTTGGTGGTAATAATCTATAGTTAGCATTATCTCCATAATTTTCTTCTCCATCAGGTGTTGCACCATCAAGATAAGCTACATCAAATTCTTTAAAATGGCCTTGATATGATATAGGGATAACTGCTTTTTTCATAATGCTTGCTTTTTCTCCAAACTCTGCAATATCGGCATCGGTATTAACTGGTTGATAATTAAATTTATATGGTTCACTATTTGGTTTTTCATATACATTAATTTCATTACCTTCAATGTCTGGTTGTGTGCCAATTTTACTTGCTATATAAACATCTTTAACCCAGCTTTTAGGGTTAGCTTTCACACTTATCATTTAGGGATACCTGCCTTTGGAACTAGTTCTCCTAACAAATCGTTTGATAATAGCGATGTTAAAAATTGAACTGACAATCCGTTTTCGCTATAAGATTGATATCCAACTCTTTCCATAGCTTTGTATAATTCAATAGCACATCTTGTTTGCCAATTTGCTAATCGTTTGTTGTTTTCAGCATCTATTGTTGTTTTTGTTAAATCATAAGGATAAAGTGTATTTAGAGCCACAATTTCTGCATCATCTAGTTTTAATTTAAACACTTCATCTTTTGTGTCATCAGCTACATCGCCTAAGACTTCTAGTCGCATTTTCTTTAATTGTTCTTCTTGACTCATAAATACACTTCCTTACTTAAAAAGCTATATTAAGCAGTAACTGCTTTTGTATTAACTGGATTTGTTGTAGTATTAGTTACATTAACTTTTACTTCCTTAGATGGTTTAGTAAATGCTGTATTTAATCCAGTAATTTTTCCGTGGAACCATTCTGGGCCGTGATCTAATCCAATTTGACCAAAGATTTGATATTTAGTACCTGCTCCTGTTTTTGCTAATTCTTCTAAGAAGAAGTTACCTTTACCTGGAACTGGTTGTTCTACTGGCCCAATTACTGATGGATTAATTGCTAATACTGTTCCTGCTGGAATAAATTCGCCTATTGCTAAATGAACTGTTGTTCCAACTGGTAATATTAAATCTCTTATTTGAATTCCATAGGCACTCATATAAGCTTCTCCAATTGGCATTTTCATTTCTATAGCATCACCATGTAATTGTAATAAGTTAACTGAATTCATTAATAATACAATATTAGAAATATCTCCGCCATTGTCATTGATTTTTTGAACTAAATCATTAACTAACCACATATCTAATGGAACATTAACTTTACTAGAACCTTGACCACTTTCAGCACTAATTACGTTAGTAGTAATTGCAGCTACCATACCTCTTGTTTTATTAATTGTTGCGTCAGTTGTTGCTTTATTATAAGTTCCTTGAATAAATGTTTTTTCAATACTTCTCTTGATTTTTTCCATCTTTCTTGCAACTTGGAAAGATAATTCATCTTGTGGATTAGCTTGTTGACCTGCTAAGTTAACACCACTTAATGTTGCCATATTTGATTGTTTAGCGTATGAAATAGCAACTGATTCCATAAATATTTGAGTAACATTACTCATTGGACTTCTTGTTACAAATGTTGCAGTTGGAGCTGTTAATGAAGCTGTTTCACTTATTTCTGGTATTGCTCCTTCTTCACTTGTATAATATTGTCCACATACGAATTCTACTGAATTTGTATATTTAACTCTTCCACTTATCATATTTAAAAATGGAGTTTTTGTATTTGCTTTATTGTATAATAATCCTGAATAGTTAGGACAACTAAAGCTTTGTACTGTTTCAGCACCTGTCATAAAAATATTCACCTCGTTTAAAATTTCTATCCCTTTTTTCTAAACGAGTGCCACACTTTACTTATTTAACTTTTTTTCTTGTTCTGCTTTGAAAATTTGAGTAGTTAATTCAGTTTGTTTCAAAAAGTCCTTGTCTTTAATTGCTTGTTCAAGTTCTTTTTGTAACTCTGCCACCTTATCTACAGGATTAGCACTTTGAGTACCACCTACTGGTTTTGGTGTGCCATTTAACAATTCTGTAGTAGTTTCATTTTTAGTTTGCTCTTTTGTTTTATTTAATAATGTAATAAAATTATTTGCTAATTTTACTGATTTATCGCAATCTTCACTTATGATATTTTGTAAAGTTTCTTTTAATTCAGTATCTTCATCAGTAATTTTAATTCCATTATCTAAGAATAAACCTTTTACTGCTAATTCACTTGTTTTAAGTGCATTTGCTTTCTTATCTACTTCCAATTGTTTTAACTCTGCTTCTCTTTTTTCATCGTCAGTCATTTTTGATTTTTTGAAATCATCATATTCAGTTGATAATGTAGAATAGTTGCTTTCTACTGTTTTATATTTAGCATTTAAATCATTATATTTATCTTTTGGAATCATTAATGTTGCTAAACTTTTCGCAATAGCATCAACTCTTTCTTCATTAGTTGTAAGTGTTTCATCACTTAATACTTTTTCGATTTCTTCTTTCATTTCTATACCTTTCCCACTCTTATGTTTTTATGGATGTCACATCTCATCAATTGAGTGTTGTAGATTTGTGCTCTCTACAATAAGCAAATTTATATAAACTGATAAATCAGTTCGTATACTAAATGGTTGGGAAGACAGGATTCGAACCTGCAACCTCTTGAATCCAAATCAAGGCTTCTACCAAATTGAATTACTTCCCAATATGGACCGGTATATCAGATTTGAACTGATACAAAATGCTTGGAAGGCACTTATGCTACCAATTACATCAATACCGGATGGCAAATCGACTAGGATTTGAACCTAGACAAACAGTTTTGGAGACTGTTATGCTACCGTTACATCATCGAAATATAAAGTTGTTAGTCAATTAAATTTAAACTAATCTCTCTATTGTTTTTCCTTCATCGTTCATTAACCACATAGCACCAGTTATTGAAGGATGATTTCCATTTTCATCTGTATAAGTTACAGGAATGAGTTCTAACAACTCTTGACCTTTTATTTTTAATTGAATAAATTCATCATCTGCTTTATCTTTTATTCTATAAACTCTCTCAACATTGGAATATATTTGTTCTTCCCATACTCCAACTACTTTGTCTTTAAATTGTTGATTTTTAACTATCATTTTATCTACCTACTATCTATCTAACTAACAACTAACATGGTGCCGAAAGTAAGACTTGAACTCACAACCTACTGCTTACAAAACAGTTGCTCTACCAATTGAGCTATTTCGGCAAAATTCCAAAGGCTTCTAAAGTTTCTTTGGTTTGGGCTTACTTATAAGGCTTTATAGAAGTTGTACTTCCCTCAAAGTTTCTTATAATGCCTATTTATTAACCTCTCCAGACTCATCCTTTGAGGCAGATGTCGTCTTATTAAGACTTCCATCGCTATTATCATTATTTTGTTTTATTTGCTTATTCGCTTGTCCAACAAATAATTTAATCCAATTTTCTATACCACCATAGAATTCCATTGATTTATTAAATGTTTCATTTGGATCACTATATAATCCACTTGTTGTCATAGCAACATCTGGTGATATACCGCTTTGAATTTGATTCATCATACCTTGTGATTTAACTAAGAAATTATCTGATTTATTTCTTGTAAATTTTTGATCTATATCTTTTAATGTTAATGTTTTAATTTGACTATTTGGAGCAAGTCTGCATATTCTTAAAATTAATTTAAGTTCTGGTTTAGAACATCTTTTAAATTCCATTTCATCGCCATCTGCTCTTGCGTCAGCCATTGTCCAACCTTCACCTAAATATCTAGCTTGTCCAGTATCTCCACCACTTGCTTTATCACTATTTTTAGGAATACCTACAATATTTAAAGCAGTATTGAATAATCTATCGTGTAATACTTTTGTATTATCATGTTTTATTTCATTTGATATTAATTTTAAATCTGCTGGTCTACTTGGATCTGATGTTGCGATTTTAATTGCTCCTAAATCAAGTAATCCTTCATAATCTTCTCTATCAATATCTTGATTAACAAATACAAGTAAGCTTTGTATAAATTGCTCTAATCCGTCCATTTCATCAGATGTAATTCTATTTAAGTTATTTAATATATCCATAACTATTTCGATAATTCCTATTCTTGATTTATTTAAGTAATATTCAAATATAGGAATTTCATTTAATATAGTAGGTTTTATAAGTTTAACTTCAAATGCTGATGCAACGCTTGGACTAATCATTTCATAATAAGCATTTTTCGTATATACACTACCTTTTATCGTGTAATCCTTAACACCTCTCGTATAAGTACAACCAAATAGTTTCTTATGAGGTAATCTACTAGAATAAACACAAAATGTTGTTTTACTATCAAGATTTTCTATCATAAAAGGACTATCTTCATTTATATCTGGAAGAACTAATCTGTGTCCTATTCCTGATATATATAGGTCTTCTGCTAATTCAGTGTCTTTTGGATATTTATCCTCTGCTAACATATAACTATTTAAAGCTCCTACTTCTTCATTAGCAACATCACCACGTTGTACATACTGTATTGGTTTACCAAAAACAAATGACTTTTTAAATTCAACCATAAAATAAGCATTATTTTCTACTACTTTGTTATTTATAGTTGGTCTTACTTCTTTAACTTTATCTAAAATTGGTTGAAAACCTTTATAATAATTTTCTAAATAATTTATTTCCCTTGAATTTTGTAAATGAACACTAAACACATCATTTAATATCTGAGATATTGTTTGATCATTCATTTCTTCTGGTTCATAATCTGCATAAATTATATGTCTACCAAATAACCTAACCTCATCTTGAACTGGCATTACTGGTTTATCAGTAGGTATTTGTGCATTTGTATTATTATCAACTGGTGTTTCAGTTGTTTTTACTTCTTCTTTTTCCATTAATTCACCATCTTTCATACTTTGGTATTCCCAAAATATAAAATAAGGGAACACAACAATAAAAATTAGATTCTTACGGTTATGCTCCCGTGTAGCACTAAACGGTCAATGAAGGGAAAAACTAGACCGTTCGCTACATTTATACATTATTAATAAAAAAATTGTTAGTTACGAAGTATAAAAGTCCAACATAAATTGGACTTATTTGTCAAAAAGGTCGTCTTATAGCAACCGGTTTAGATAAAGTTCCTTTACCAAAAATAATTTCACTTGCATACATACATACTGAATCAATACCATCATCATGCACATTTGGTTTATCAAAAGAATATTTAGTTATATTATCCATCATTCTGCCAATATCAGTATTTGGCCTAACAATCGATTTATCAGGAAATACAATTTGTTTTTGAACAATACCACGATTATTCTTTATTCTTTCTTCTTTTTTAACAGTATTATATTTTTCAATAATAATACACCAATATATACCTCTAATATGTAGTCTATCTTCTAATAGTCGTTTTAATGAAGTATCAATGTTATTTTCAATCACTAATGTTGTAATTCTATGCTCAATTATTTTTTCAATTATTTCATCATATAAATCATCCATTGGTTTTTGTTTATAAATGGCATCAATTAAATAATGATTGCCATTATTGTCATTCTTAAATATTGGCATAGATACATTGTCTTTTCCTTTACGAGCTGTATCTAATGTTGCCATTGAATTTTGTGTTAAATGAACATTTAATAATTCTTCATTTATATATGTTCTAATACATTCCCATGCAAATTCTCTTCCTGTAGGTGCAATAGGATTTTGCTGATATACGCAACTAAATAAAAATGGATCTGTATTTTGTTCAATTTGTTCTGCTATTTGTTGTGGATACACTTCACTACAAGTTGTTTTATGATTTTCATCAAGCATTGGCACACGAATAACTATCGTTGATTTATCTTCACTTTCCATAACATAATGATTGTCAGTTGGTTGTAATGTCGATATTTTATTTCTGTCTTCAATGATTCTATTTAAAATGTCTTCCGGTGTCCACTGAGTACCAACAAATATAAATTTACACCTTACACCATCTCGTCTATTCCACCATTCAGTATTCCACTTATCATATATTCCTCTATGAACACTTTCACTATTTGCTTCTTCTGCTCCCTTTGTCATATCATCAAATATAATTGCAAATGAAGCTCTTTCTCCAGTAGTTGAACCGTTACGAGTTCTTGCTATATGATTTGATTTAGGAACATTAGCATTTTTTATCTTCCAGTCTGATTCTCTTTCTACCTCAAATGGTTTTCCATTATATAATTTGAACAAAGGAAATATTTCAGCAAATTCAGGGCTAGATATTATTCCCTTAACAGTTCTACTAAAACCTAAAACTAATTCATCAGAATAAGACATTCTTATTACAGAATTATTAATACTTATACCATAGCCCCAAGCAGTAAATAATGTTGCTAAATAAGATTTACCCATTGATGGTGGATAAGATACTACTAGATATTGCAATCTTTCATCAAATGCTATTCTATTTAAGGCATCTACATATGGCTTTAATACATTTCTACGATTTGCTAATACCTTTCGTGGCATATTCCATTCAATATAATCAACAAAGCACTCAAAATCTCTTCTTGCGCAAAAACAATAGGCTCTTTTATAATAATCAAAAAAGAGAGCCATATTTTCAATTTTGCTCCCTTCAATTAATTTATGTAATATTGGAATTAGTTTAGTCTTTGCTACTTTAACACTACCTAATTCATCTTGTTTATACATTTCTTCAAGAATGCTCAAAGCACTATTACACCAGTCTAATTTATCATGTTCTTTCATTTTTGATGATTTAAGAACATTTAATATATCTGTAAAAGTGCTTTCAAGTGTTGTTTCTTGCTTTTTTATTTGGATTTTATCTCCAACTTTTATCATCTAATCACTCTCTCTTTATATTTCCCTAGAGAGTGCTACACTATTTTATACTAATCTTTTATTTCAATGCATTTGTTTTCCCATTTTTTATATGCATCTAAATATAATTCTTTTTTATCACCATTATAAGTTAATTCATAATACATGCCATCGCTTATATTAGTACTTACTAATGCTTTATTGTTTTGAAGTGTTTTGCAACTCCAAACAATAAAAACATTATCTTCAGTTATTTTCATATTGTCAGTTATTTCAACTCCATTATTAAAATAATCAACAATTGTTTTTTTACATAATTCTAAAAATTTATCATTACTCATTTTTACACCTCTATTCCTTTGGCATTTCTATAACTATATTAGTGCCTTTTCTTACACATTCGATAATATACTTATCTAATTCTTGTTTTACTTCTAAAGCTCTTTTATTTGTAGGATATTTAGCCACTATAATATTGTTATCAGTAACAATTACATTTTCTAGTTCTTTATCTTCAAAATAATCCTTATCAACGCCTAATTTAGTTGTAATTAATTCTACTAATTTTGGTTTAGGTTGTTCTTGATTTTCTAATACTCTTTTAATATTATCTCTATAACTGTTACCTACTAAAGTGATAAGTTCATCACTTGTCATTCTTTTTTCTTCTAATAGTGATTTTAATTCATCACCTATAACTGTTTTAGGATTTCTTTGACCAATTCCTAAAAATCTCACCATTCCTGTAAATTTTTCATCTTGACTTATAATTAACATATTATTCATTTTCTTTTCCTTCTTTCTTATAATTCTATTTTTTCTATTTCCGCTCTTACTTCGAGCATGTGTAAATACATACCCATATATTTTGCTTGTTCTTTGTGTACTTCTAAAGCACAACTTGGTGTAAAATCACAAGTTCCTGCTTCCATTTTGATTATTAATTTATGCAACTTTTCATATCTAATTTTTGTTTGATAATATTCTGCTCTAAATCTTTCTTTATAATCTTCGCTATTCATTAATTCTATTGTATCTTTTAATTCTTTCATTTTAATTCCTACTTTCCAAATATTTCTTTCAATAAACCGAACAATAATGCACATACTAATCCATGCCAAAATGTCCATACAAATTTAATACCAAATGCCCATATTATTAGATTACCTAGTCCCCAAAATATAAGGGCTGATAAACTTAATAAAAAGACAATCATTAATATCGTTCCTAATCCAATTAATAAATATTTCATCTATTCACCTCTATCAAAATGTTCTTTTAATTGACCATTTTTCATTCTTACATATTTGCTTATTATATTTTTATAATTAATTACAAAACCTTCAACATTTCTATTTACTATGTTTGTATATTTCTCATAAATACTATCTAATTGCTCTTTATTTGGCAAATTAATCAATTCAGTAACTTCTGGTACTATTCCAATGAAATTAGGTATTTCTTGGCTTACAAACGGATATATAAATAATTCATGATCATAAATTAAATTATATAAGTTATAATCATCATCTATATTTGCTTTTGCAAACATATACCATCTTTTATCAAATTCATCAACATTATATTTTAGGCAACCCATTCCTATCCATTCGCCACAAATTGCACTATTATTATGTAACTCAGTTTCTAATATATCTTTATTGTCTAATAGCCATTGATACAATCCTTTATATAACATTCCTTTTTGTTCTTCAATTTCATCAATGCAAATAATATTATTCCTTTGTGCAAAGTATAATTTGTCATATTTCTTAAAAAATACTAAATTACTACCATCTATCTTTTCAGTAAGATAAACTTTATCACCTTTACAGCTAACTCTTTTTGTCTTGGGATAAATTTCTTTTTTTATCATTTAATTTCACCTACTTTTTTTATTATTTCTTTTAATTCTTTTTGCCCCTCTTTTGAAGCTGGTTGAGATACCATGTTTACTAATACACCCTGTTGTAAACCTAATGCTTTTTCATATTTAACAAGAACTTTAGGCCTAAAAGACCATTGCCCGTGAAAATAATTTGATATATTTTGAGGGGTTGTCCTACTTTCGCCTAGTTGTTCTTCTATTTTGTTTAATTCTTGGCATAATTTAGCATTAGTCCATTTTTTCTTATGAAGAATCATTTGTATATAATCAGATACATTTATCATTATTTATTTCTTCACCTTCATCTGTAATATAATGACTCAAATCAGTAAAGTGCTTATCTGGATTAAATGGTACTTCACCTGGAAAGTTTCTGCTTAAATAGTAATGTCCCCCATCTACTGATACCTTTCCACATTTACATTCTTTGTAATCATGTACTGTCTTGCTTTCTATAACGTCACCACAATAATTGCATTTTATTTTGTTAGTTATTATTTTCATTCTTCCACCTTCTTTATTATCTGAATTGTCCTAGCTCGTCCATTTTGAGTTTTTATATATCCTTTATCTTCTAAAATAAGCAACTTTTTAAATACTGTATTAACATCGCATTTTAATATATTAGCAAGTTCACGATTTGTAGGACTATAGCCATATTCATTAATAAACCACTCAATTGCTTCCAATAGCATTTTTTGTTTAATTGTTAACATCTAATCACTAGCCTTAAAGTTATATATTGGTTTAATTATTTTAATAATATCTACTGTATCGCTTATATTATCAATTATTTCTTGCATTGGTTTATATACAAATGGTGCTTCATCAATGGTATTTTCATTTATTGATGTCGTATAAATATCTTTCATACTTTCTTTATATTCATCTAAATTAAAAGTTTCTTTTGCTTTCATTCTAGACATTATTCTACCTGCTCCGTGAGGCGCTGACTGATTCCAATCATCATTGCCTTTTCCTACACCAATAATACAACCGTCCCTCATATTCATTGGTATTAATACCATTTCACCTTTTTTAGCAGATATAGCACCTTTACGAACTATGTTATCTTCAAATGATATATAATTATGTATTGTTTCAAAATACCAAAAATCCCTCTCAATCATATCTTGAGTATACCAATCACAAGTGGACATTGCTTTTTCTCTTAATCTTACACTTTTATATCCTTCATAATATGGTAATTGAAAATAATTACATAATATTTGCTTTGCTATACATAAACGATTATCTTTAGCAAATTCTTGACATATTTTCATATCGTGTAAATAATCTTCTCTATATTGCCCTTCCAAATATGCTAGATCCTTTGGTATTTTCTTATGATCTGTTTTATATTCTTCTCTTAATTTTATTAAAGCAGATTGTATTTCTTGTTTTCTTCCTTGTTCTTTATATGTTTTGATTAATTTTTGTTGTTTTTCTTTATATTCACCAATATTATAATTACATAATTGATTAGCTAATTCTTGATAATATTCTGCTACTTGTTTTCCTAAATTTCTTGAACCTGTATGAATTACTAAATATTTATTATTATCTTCATCAATATCAATTTCAATAAAATGATTACCGCCACCAAGTGTTCCAATACTTCTTTCTAATCGTTTTGTGTCTTTTAATTCTTTATAACACTTCAAATCTTGTAATTCTAGAAATTTATATTTCCTTTCATCATGAACTTCAAAACCACTAGGAACATATTCTCTAATAATTTTATCTAATCTTTCTAAATCTAAATCAATATTGCCTAATTCAACACATAACATACCACAGCCAATATCAACACCAACAATATTTGGAATCACTTTATCACCTAAATTACCAGTAAAACCAATTACACACCCTTTACCAGCATGAACATCTGGCATTATACGGATTTTGCTATCTTTAAATGCCTCTTGATCTAATAATTCGTTTATTTGGTTTATTGCTTCTTGTTCAACATCATCAGTAAATATTTTTAAGTCTTTCATTTAATCACAACACCATTCCCCTTCATCAAAACAATCTGGAGCATCTGTCCCGTTGTAATAGCAATAAAATACATATCTTAAATCATTACTTTTTATATCAGTACTTATTTTTTGAAAATCTGGTAAATATTTATCTATTTCCTCTTGTGTTAATTTTCTCGAATTTCCAAAATCACCACAAATAGTATCATAAGTCTTTTTTAAAACGATATCTAAATAATCTTCATTCATAGATACATCAAATTCCATATCATAATTTAAGTTATAATCTTGCTTTAATGTTTTTTCATCATCAAAACGATAATCCCATAATTTATCTCTTTCTTCATCAGATAATTTCTTTTTAATCTTATATCTAATTGCTTTTTTACTTACATAACTACTCATTTATTCCACCTCATTTAACAACCATAATAATGTTTCTAATTCTGTTCTCATTGAACATTTAGGGTTTTTCTTTAAATAATCTATTCTCTCTCGAATATCTTCTTCATTTTTGATTGATTTATATTTTTGATAAAAGTTATATAGCAATTTATATTGATTGTACATTTCATATAAGGCATACATATTGTCTTTTATACTATCTTTGCCATTCATAGAATTTCCACGCTTTCATAAACGATATAAGAAATATCTTTACCATCGTATTGTTGTAATATTGGAAATTTTTCTAAATCCTTCTTAGGAATATTGCCATCGAATGTTCTATATTCTTTAGCAAACATAGTTGGACTGGTTTTTAGCAATTCTAATTTGATGTTAGTTTCTATATATTGGTTTATTTCAACATCTATATTTTTATATTCATAAGAATAATTATAATCAATTAATTCTCTAGCTCTATTTATAAAATCATCACTATCTTGTTCAATAATTGATAAGGCTATATTATTATTATTTCGTTTATAATCTAGCAATTCTTTTTGTCTATCTGAATTATCTTCGTATACTAAATAACTTCTTGTATCATTATTTTTTAAGTTATACTCTAATAAATCATATAATCTTAAAATGTGATGATGTTGTTTAGGGTCAAATCCCCATTTTTCAAATTCACTATGCTTACTTGGATACTCATGTGTTAAGGCTTTTCTTTTCTCATACATAGCACCTAAAATGCTTTTTAAATTTGGTCTAAATTTTTTAAATAATTCTTTTATATACTTATCTCCAATAGAATATTCAGTATCTATTGCTTCTACATAGCTAAAATTACCTTTTTTTATAACATCATAGAAAGTTATTAAATCTTTAACATCTATGTTGCCATTTTCACATTCAATAGTTGTACTTGTTACTTTTCTAAATATAATATCTTGTAATGTAGGCAATATAATTGCCTTAACATCTATATCACTCTGTTCATCACTTAAATTATAGTTTTGACTTCCATATAGTCCAATATAAATGACTTTATAGCCTTTTTCTTCTAATATTTTCTTTCTATTGACTAATTCCTTAAATATATCTGTTTTATCCATCACTCTTCTACCTCATTTCTTAAAGCTGATAATTTAAATTCATTATAAGTTGATAAATATATTCTTTTTCCTCTCATAGCAAGATATGGATTTATCATTAAACATTTTTGATTTTTTTTATATGGTACTTTATGAATAATATCATCTGCTATCAAGCCTTTTAATTGTCTTTTAATTGTAGTTTCACTCACTTCACATACCTTCGGTAAATCTTTCAATTGAATAATTTTGCCATTGTCATAACAGCATATATTGTCCATATAACCAATATGGCATGTTAGATACGGCAGTATTGAATATTTTTTACAATATTTATCAAATATTTTAGGATTGATTTTGATAAAATGATATTTTATATCGGTAGTATCATTTAGATATTCTAATGTACCCTTGCGAAGAATGCGGTCGCCATCATCAAGACATATTACTCGGTCAATATTTTTTAATTTTTGAAGAATAACACCATTTTCATCAGCCAAAAATCCTTGTGCCATTTAGTCCTATTCTCCTATTATTTCTTTATACTTATCTTTAAAGTAATTAGTATCTATACACAAATAATGAAATATAATTGATGTTGCTTCTTCTGAATCTTTTATTGTTTTAGGACACCAATAACATATTTCATCAAGTTCAGTTATAGAGCCAATATTTCCACCATTTTGTTGATATTCTCTATATGTTTGTTTTAAATTTTCATTTTCACCAGTATTAAGATATTTTTCTATTTTTTTACTAACATATATTGATTTATCATGTGAACATGAAGAGCCTTCCATTTTTCTAAAATAATGGTCGAAAAACAGTTCAAAAATATTTATTCTGCTACCTAATTCACTTCTATATAATTCTAAATCACTCATATCTATTGAATTTGCAATGTTATTTATAACTTCTTTTAATTTATCTTGATTCATCTTCTACTCCTATTATTTCTTTGTATTTTCGTAAAACTTCTTTTAATGCTTCTAACTTTTCATTTATTAAACCATAATTACCATTTATTTGACTATAAGTTGTTTCAATAGTGTGTATTTCATTTTCTAGCCACTTTATAAATTCTTTTTGTTGATTATAATTAGCAATTTTTGTACTTTTACAAATATTTACAAAACTACAAGATTGTGAATTTTTATATTCTTCAAGTTGTTTCTTTAATTCTGCATTATCTTGTTCTAATATACTTATATATTCTTCTCTATCTTTCATTTATTCCGCCTACTTATCTTCTACAATATCTCGTATATGGTCAAACCAATATTGATTTTCCATAGAATAATACTTATCTAGATAATTATTAATCCTTTCTAATCTTTCTTTTAATTCTTGGTTTTCTTTTGTTAATCGTTCTATTTCTTCAATATAATCTGGTATTAGCATAATTTTTGTTGTATACATTTACTCATCACTTCCTTTTTCTAGTTCTTGCATTTTATCTATAAGAATTGTTATAGATTTTGTACTTGCTTCTAATGGTAAATACATATAATATTCTTTTACTATAAATTCTTTTAACTTATTCCAATTATCCTTTAATTGTTTATTTTCTTCAGCATTTGATTTTAAAAGTATATCGTAAGTTTGTATAGCACCATTTAATTTTTTATTTTCTTTGTCAACTTTATCAGCATACTCATTCGTATATGAGACTTGTTCTTGTTCTAATTCAGTTATAGTTTCTTCTTTTCTTACAATACTTCTTTCTAAATATTCAATTCTTTCTTGGAGTTGTTTATTTTGTTGTTGTAATTTCTTCACATACTCTAAATCATCAAGGCTTAATTTATTTGTAGTATCATCACATTGCATATCATTTAAATATTCTCCAAATTTCAAATAATTGTTTTCTTCAATTACTATTAATTCAATACTTGGTAATTCGTATTTCATTCTGACACCTCTTTATCTTGTAATATTTGTAATAAAACATCACATTCTATATGAGATAGTGCAAATTTATATTGAATTTTTTGTTTTTCTTTTATATATTCAATAGCTTTATCAATAACTTCTTTTTGCTTTTGGGTTTGTTGTTTTAAAATTAAATTTTCACTAGATAATTCCATAATTTGTAATGCTAATTCAGTTGCTGTTTTTTTTGATAAATCATTAACTATATCTAACATTTCTTTATCCATATTCTTATTTCTCCTTTTTCAATTGTTCTTTTAAACATCTTATGTCATATGCATTGTAGCCACACAAATAACAATATTGTTTTTGAAGTTCTATTAATGCAAGTAAAGTACAATATGGTTGTGTAAACGGATAATTGTACGGTTCTTCTAGTTCATTTAAATATTTTCTTAATTTTCTTAAACTTCTATGTTTCCAAAATTTTAATTTTCTTCCTTTTAAAAACAAATATAAATCATTATTTTCCAACATACTTATTTCTCCTTTTTAGTTACTATTTGAAATATTTTCTATACGGCTTTTAGCAATTTCAAAATAGTTTTTATTCAGTTCTATTCCTATAAAATTTCTATTTAACTCTTTACAAGCAACACCTGTTGTGCCTGACCCCATAAATAAATCCAATATTGTATCATTTTCTTTCGTAGATAATAATATGCAAGCTTCTGGTAATTCTAAAGGAAACCCACTATGTCCCCATTTAGACTTTGTTTCTTTTCTTCCAAAACTTTTATTTGATTGCTTTCCACGATTAAACGGAATTTCCCATACATTTCCCACATTTTTCGTTTTAAATAATTCTGGAAATCTTGAATATAATTCTTGTTTATGCAACTTTACGCCTGCAGAAGTATGTTTTAACATAAAAATATATTCACACTGATTAGTTAATTGTCTATCAGTATTGGCTGGTTGTTGATTATATCTATACCAAATAATTGTATCGTGCAATTTAAACATTATTTTTCTTGTTGCTAATTCCATTATTTCAAATGCTCTGATCGTTATTTCACTATCATTTATCACATTTAAATAAAATGTACCGTCATCTTTTAAAATACGTTTGCATTCTTTTAACCATATTTCACACCAATCTAAATATTGCTTATATGAATTAAAATACGCTTCATATTCAAAACCTTTCCAATAAGGCGGGCTAGTTATAATACAATCTATTGATTTATCAGGTATGTCTTTAATTAACTCTAAACAGTCTCCATTTTTTAAAATTATTTCCATAATAGATCCTCACTTATTGTTTGTTTTAATTGATTTCTTCAATTTTGTATTTTTCATATGGTCTCTTAATAATAATTCCATTATCCTGTCTTATATATATATATAAAATTCTATTTTCTGCTGTTTTTTTACATATATTACCTATTATTTCTCTATTTTTATCAGTATAAATGATTCTTTTCATTTTACATCACCTTTCATGTATCATAAATGACCCCCATTTTTCCAATGTAACTGGTTCATTCATGAACTATATAATTTTATAAGTTTAGTGTTATATTTAAAGGTTAAACTATATATTTTATATATATTTTGCTTCTCTATCAGTAATATCACCTTTAAGATTAGTATTTATAGCTATCATTCTGTAAGATGTAGCGTTTATAAATATGTAATTATTCTTCAATCATAAAATATCACTTTGTTTACTGAACTTTTAATGAATTTTTAATATAAAATGAAAAAATAACCAATTTTACTTGATTATTTCTTATATAAATTAATAAATATATATTTTTGCTAAGTATTTTTAAAAATGATTATATATGTGAATCCTTTTGTTATTTTTTATATATTTACGGGGGTAAAAAAGCCCCCTAGTACCCTTTTAAAAATAGGGTTGGGGTGTTAACGTTCGTTAATACTACAATAAATCGTTGTTTTATAAGGGTTAAAACAATAATAAATAATACATTAAACCACAACAAAAAAACACTATAAAATAATAATATAGTGTTAAATAATTATATATTTTTGAAATTAGAGAGGAAAGCAAACTTCTGTTACAATTTAAATAATAATAACAATAACAAACAATTAATAACAATTAATAATAATACAAATAAATATAATAACAAAAATATATCTATATAAATATACCCATATCATAATATATCAATAATGCAGTATCACACCGCCAAAATGCATATATAATACAATAATACTAACTATATAAATATATAAATAATAGTATAATTTAAAGTATAATTTTATATAATTTACATATAATAATACTATAATAAATATATTATAAAATAATAAATAAATTATAGTATAACTATTGACAATATATAATAAAAGTGCTATAATGTATATAGAGATAAGGAAAAGGGAAAACTCAAGACATAATTATCAAATGGGGTTTTGGTAAATATGAAAGGAGCTAAAAAATGAGAGTTAACCCTATTACATCAATGCACAAAAAAAGAGTTATAAAGTGGGAAAATGTTATCACTTCGGCTTATGTGATTATAACATTATTCAAATACTTTATAACTACCAATAGAAATATATTATCTTTAATATTAGATTTAGCAATTGACATTTGCTTAGGAATTCTAATATACAAAATAATATATGATATAAGAAAAAAAGAGTTATTCGACTAAAAACAAAATTCCCTTTTCTTCATCTCTCATTATATTAGATTTAATTAAAAATGTCAAGCATGACATAATGGGAGGAATGAAAAATATGTTAAATCAAACAATTATAGTTGGTCGATTAGTTCAAGACCCAGAAATAAAAGAACTAGAAAACGGAGTAAAAACAAGTTATATAACTTTAGCAGTACCAAGAAGTTACAAAAATAGTGATGGTATTTATGAAACTGATTTTATACCTTGTTTATTGTATAAAGGCATTGCTGAAAACAAGGAAAGCGAAGAGGAATAAAACCCTCTTCCCTATCTATGGTGATATTATGAAAACAATTTATGAAGAATTTAAAGAAAGACAACAAAAAGAAACAAATAACTTGCCTATTTACTTCGCATTTGGTAACGCACAATTACAAGAAAGATCTAACGAACTAGGCTTTGAAAGTATTGACGATATGATTAATAATGTCGTTGGAATTGGTGCAGGTGGTTTTTGTAAAAAAGAAGATTATCAAAAAAGCGAAAGAATGCAAAAATTATTCAAAGAAGCTAAAGAAGATTATCTTAAAGCTATGAATGAATTGGGGTGGTAATATGAACTATACAATTATTTCAACGCAAGACCTACAAACTGGGCAAATAATAGACATTGTAAAAGACGGAAGCACTTACAACGTAGATTTTACAAACAAAGAAAAATTTGTTACTAGAAAAGTCAGAACATTAGAAGAAGCACAAGAAATATATATAAAAATAGTAAACTATTTTATAAATGGGTTTTATTCTTTCGAACAAAGAGCAAAAGAGCTAGAAGATAAGGAGTTGAAAAAATGAAAAAATATAAAGAGTGTTTTATAGTATTAAAAAGTGGAATTTTAAAAAGCTATTGGTTTAGCAATGAATTTATAAAAGACAACAAAATGTTGTTTGATGAATTATGTAATATATGGGATGAATTTTATAGCAATGATTGTTGTGTTTTTGGTGCAAGTAATACCCACAAAAACAATGACGATTTAAAAATAAGATTATGCGACATACTAGATAAAATGCTAGATTTAAATATTGAAATAATGAACGGTTGGGATAATAAAATTTATAAAAATAAAAAAAGCTATAGAGATTATATTTTAAATTATGGAAAAGAGGCTTAATATGAAAACTAGAAAATGGTACTTTAAAAATAATTATGAACTATACAATGTATTATATGAAGATGACCGCTTTATATTAGTACAAAATGTTAATAATAAACTATTTAGTTTTGGAATATCTGCAGACTTTGGCACTTTGCTAGGGTTTCCAGTAAATCAAAGCTGTTTAACTAAAAATGAATGTATAAACACATTAAAAAGATTTATTGATATTAGCAAAGAATACAATGACGTTAATAAAACAATAAATATATATAAATTAATGATAATGAAAGTTGAGGCGGTGCAATAATGGAATATATAACAATTATATTATTATTAATAATTACCCTACTTCTTTATAGACTAAATTACTATAAAGAAAAATATAAAATATATTATAACAATTATAAGCAATGTTTATTAGCATTAAAAGAATATGACCCAAAATTAAAGGCATATTTAGAAAGTAAAGAGGTGTAAAAATGGGAAAATTTAAAAAATTAAATATAGAAAAATATGATGATATTATAGAAAATATTCAAAATGAGCTTGATGAATTTCAAATATATCAATTTATAATGATTTTATTCAATGACTTAATGGCATTTTTAGGAAGCTGCTTTGATAGTGTTGAAAGTGAACAAGATTATTATAAATTATTAAAAGCTTATAACATTATGATGGAAATATGTAAAAAAAATGGAGGTTTAGAAGATGACAAATAAAATTATGGAATATTTACAAGATACATTTAATTGTGAATTTAACCACTTCACATATAATACTTTTGAAAATATGATTGACTATGCAGTAAATAACTTTAATAATAGTAAAAATCAATTAGCTTATTATTTAAGTGATATTATTGATGAATTAGAATTCGAAGAAATAAAAAAAGTAATTGATGAATATAGTGAAGAAATACCGCTATTTTAAAGGAGATGTAAAATATGACTAGAGAAGAAATAAAAAAAGAAATTATGCGTTATATATATAATAACTTAACTAGTGAATTTGTAGGCGATAGAACCGATATAATTTTAAGAATATTATATCAACTAGAAGAATATTTCGACTATAAAAACGAAACAATAGACAAAGTAATAGACTTAATACAGAATGCTAACGAATTAATGAATTAAAGGGAGATGAAAGAAAATGGACTTTAAAGAATATGATGAAATAATAAAAAAACATAAATATGATATGTTATCTATGATAATATACTATAATTTAAAATGTAATGAAGATTTTAAAAACTTAAAAGAAAATGATATAATAATGTTAATACAATTTATTTATAAAGCTTATTTAAAAGATGAAAGCCACATTGATTTAGGCTATATATGTGATAAGGCTTTAGAAAATAAAAAAGAAATATTAAAAAATGATGTTAATATATTTAATACTTGGGATTTATTGGAGGTGTGCTATGAGTAAAACATATTGTTATATAAGAATCAGCACTGACAAACAAGAATATGACAGGCAAATTCAAATATTTAAGGATAAAGGCTATATAAATGGCGTTAACTGTGAATATATAGAAGAAACTTTCACAGGAACCAAAACAAAACGCCCCGAATTTGACAAACTAATTAAAAAAATGGAAAAAGGCGACACTCTAGTATGTGAAAGCCTTTCTCGTTTATCTCGTGGCGGTGTTATTAAAACACTTGATTTAATAACGGAATTTATACAAAAAAAACAGATAAATGTGATTATATTAAAAGAAAATTTTAATCTATTAGCCGGAGAAAAACCAGACGCTAACACCAATTTATTATTGGGTATATTCTCAGTTCTTGGACAGTTTGAAAGAGACTTAATAAGTGAAAGAACAAAAGAAGGTTTAAAAGCAGTTAAAACAAAAGGGACACGACTAGGAAAACCAAAAGGTAAATACAACACTAAAGAAAACTTTATAAATACGCTTGAAAAAATTATTAATGAAAATATTGGTCAAGCAAAGGCTTGTTTATGGACTAGATATCCATCCAAAAGTTTTCAAAACGATTTAAAAAAATGCTATAATAAATATAATACTAAAAATTATCAAGAAATATTAAACAAAATTAAGGAGGACGTAACCGAATGGTCACAATTTTGATAATAGTATTAGCTATTTGGTGTGGTTTGTGTGACTTTGCAAAAAAACAAAAATAGTCAAATTAAAAAGGCTATTTTTTTATTGATTATTTATACATGAATAACATTATATTTTTACTGTTTTAACACTCTATATTTACTCATTTTTAGCCATTTTAAACAAAGTTTTAAATTATAGTATAATTGTATTAATTTAGCATTTATTAAGCGAATAAGTCTATAAAATAAAGCCATATCATTAATAAAATATAATAAAAAGATGTATAAAAATACACCTATTTACCCACGGACAAAGTCAGAAAACTTTTTCTAACTCCACGGTCAAAAAACTTTTTCCAGTCAATCTTTTTCTATACCTACATTTAAAACTTCTTCCAAACACTTTTCAAAATATTTTTTAAGTTCTTTATTAACTCTTATATCAATATATTTGCTTCTATATGAGCATTCTTGTTCTATATGTTTTATTTTTTTATCTAATTCATCAATAACATTTGTGATATACAATATCATTATTGCATTTTGTTTTAATATTTTATTATTCATACTAATCTTTTTCCGTCCAATCTGCATCTATAACATTATCTCTTTTTAATGCCTCTAATTGTCTATTTATATCTTCAACATCAGTAGCTTTTTCGTGTTTAACAACAATAGGTTGTTGTGCTTCTACTTTTCCCATTGTTTTTTGTAAATACATAGCTGATATCTCTCTAACTTCTCCCATAAGTCCACCTGTTGCTAATACACCTAATAAATATGAATGTATATAGTCCATAACTTCTCTTTTGTCTGGATCAACTAGCCAATTATTATACGTACTTCTACTTATTCCCATAAATATTGAAAAACTTTCTACTGTTGGCGGGAATTTCTTTATTTCATTTATTTTATTTATCATTTCAAGATACAAATTAAAGCCTAACATTATTTCTTGTGGTGTGTATGTAATATTCCCCACATTAGCAACTTCTAGCATACTTCTTTGTGCTATTAAAGACATTATTTGTATATTATTAACTTTTTCTTCGCCTTTATTTTTTAATAATTCAATAATGTAGTTAGTAAGTTCTGTTGTTTTTTTCTTCAATGTTGGTAACAATTTTTCTTTAGATTCTTCTCTTATTTGATTTACAAGTTGTTCTCTATCTTGTATCTTTTTCTCTCTATTTTCACGATTGGATTCTTTTATTTTTTGTATTTGTTCTTCTGTTTTAATCTTTTTCCCAGTTGCCATCTATCTTGCCTCTCTTGTCTCTCTCTTTTCCAGTCTGAAAATCACTATATTCCTGTAAATCTTTTTCCATTTGTTTATAATACAAAACGTTATCATATACACAATAATCTTCATAAAGCCATAATCTATAATCATCTATAAATTCAAAACAAACACTATGATTTTTATATTTTTTATTCATAAAAGAAATAAATGTTCTATCATATTTACTCACGTATGCCATTTTCATCACCGTTATTAACTTTTTCCAACATATCAATCCATTCAATTATTTCAAAAGGAATGTTTCTAAATTCTTCTTCTGGGCATTCTTTTAATTTCAATAAAGATAATTGTTGCCTAATATGAAATATTATTCTGTATAATGTATCTGTTTTATCTTGCTCATTTTGATATAATCCTAAAAGTTGTTTATTTAATTGCTTTTGCTTATCTAATTCTTTTAATAAATCTTTATTTATACCTTGACTTATACAATAACAACATAAGCCAATAAAAATTGTTAGTAAAAAAACACCACAAAGAATTCCGATAATATTATTCATTTGTTTCATCCCCTATTAATACATTTGTGTCCAAATAATCGTCACCTAATACCCAACTTAAAGCATCTGTTACAATCACAATCCATAGTATATTAAATTTTCCTTTTGATGATAATTCATATAATTCTTTAATTTTATTTTTAATTTCTTTCTTTGTTCTCATTACTTCACCTTTATTTCCAATTCTTTTGTTTTATTTTTATTTAATATAATTTCTTGACTCATAAAGCTTGATGGATTCAATTGCTGTGCCAATGCATAACCACCATAATCAAGCCATGATGTAGCAATTATTTGATAAAAAGGTTTAAAAGATACTTTGTTATTTCTACTATCAATTACCAATTTCATCGGTTTAGTTATTGCTGGTTTATGTGTATGCCCTGTTATTAAACAGTCAAGTCCATCTATCACATACCCAAACTTTTCATTTCTATTAATTGCACTTCCAGTTAAAGTTCCACCACCAGAACCATGTGTTATTCCAAATGTATAAGTTTGTCTATCACAATCGTTTCTATCTCCTATTTGCACTTTAATAAATGCCATGTTAGGTCTATATTTATCCTCAATATCTAATTTACAAAATACATCATACATAATATCTTGATCTGTTGCTTTATTATCTTTTTTAGCTTCATGATTTCCACTTACACCACATAATATTTTTTCTTTTAAATCCGTCAATTCTCTAACCAACCATTTCTTTTGTTCAAATGGGGTCATTGCTACTCCATTTATTACAGATACATTGAAAGGACTATGACTGTTTTTTGTCTGATTATCTATTAAATCACCAACTATCACAATGTAAATATCATCTTCTTTTAATATATATTCTTTAAATTGTTTCCATCTTTTTAAATTAAAATTAATGCTTCCACAATGTACATCGGCGATTGGAATTATTTTTATTTGGTCTTTGAATTTATATTTTATAATATCAAAATCATTTTTCACTAAATCACACTCTCTATAACATCATTTATAAATTTTTTTACATCGAATTTACTATTTATTTTTTTCTTTTCTGTACCTATTTTTATTTCATTTTTTCGTAGATAATCAACTGATATAGACTTTCTATTAGTAGAATCATAAAATGCTTTAAATCGGCCTATTTCTATAAAATAACATTCTGTTAAATCACTAAATTCAACAACTAAACCACATATTGTATTTGCATACTCACTTGCCCATAACAAATCATCTATTTGATGCTTTTTAATATTATTAAATGGCAAACTTTTTCCTTTTGTCGATTTTAATTCTAGTAAATACAAATAATCACCATCAAACATTAAACAATCACATATATTTGATTGTTGAAACCTAACTTTATCGTTTCCACCCCAACTAGAAGAACCATCTCTAAATCTATAATAGAATACATCTTTTGGAATACTATTCTTCCAGTTCTGTTCAAATCTTTTTCCAGAATTAATCCCAGTCATAACCTTCATCATCTTCATCAACATCTTTGTCAAGATCTATATTATAAAGATTTGCAACAAACTCTTTTAACTTCTTAACTTTGCCCTCTTTATCTTGCAAAATATCGTCTAATTCTTTGATTTTATCCTTCTTTTCTTTAATTGTATTGTCTAACCTTTTGACTTCAACATCTTTGTTATATTTTGCTATTCTTTTCATTGTCGTTTCATCTAACATTATGTTATCTAATTCTTTAAACTTAGTTATATTTACTGTTAAAGTTGAACCGAGTGGAATTATAGTTTTAATATCACTTTCAAGACTCTGATATTCTTCATAATCAGTATGAACATCAAGTTCCATTGGCACACCACTATAATATTTAATATCTTTGTCGTTATAAATTAATATATTTCCAGTTTCATATCGTAGAAATTTCTTTTTACTTACTTTTGTCATTATTTTCCTACTTTCTATCAAAAAAAGAGAGAATTATTGTATTCTCCCTTCAAAATTCATTTGGTAGGCAAACTAGGGCTTGAACCTAGAACCGCTGGTGTATAAGACCAGAACTCTAACCATTGAGTTATTTGCCTATATGGTGATTGCTTATTAAGTCAAAGCAATCAGAAACCGACAATTTGTATTTTCAGTAAACACTAACCGATTATTTTCTTTTCTGGATAATAATAATCAAAATACCACAAGTTCTTAAATTATAATTGTCAATAATTAGTCTAAACTTGCATAAACCTCTGCCATTATATAGGCTTCACCACATATACTTTTGGAGTATAAGTCCTCTATATACAAAACAGGTCATGACTCCTGCAGATATAGTCATAATTGGTGCTCGTAATAGGACTTGAACCTATAAGGGATAACTCCCAACGGATTTTAAGTCCGTCTTGTTTACCAATTTCAACATACGAGCATTTAAGGGGCATATGGTCAGACTCGAACTGACATCAACTGTGGCATTAAGTATCATTTCCCAGTTATTACGATACAAGCTTTACCCATTAAGCTACATGCCCCATATGAGAGCCCCAGTTGTTATAGTACAGCCCGAGCTAGAAAACTATTCTACGAGTTTTTTTATTTGGATAGTCTTGGAATAGCTTACCAGTTCTATTCCTCACGGCGTACGGACATATTAAACTTGATTGCAAAAACGCACCGATAGCCTATATTTTTATGTTAGCAAAGATTATATCACACCTGCAGATAAATATAGCATTTACTAACAAAGGATACTTTCAACCTTATTGGCCTTTACTATAAGTAGTAAATACTGAATGTTTCCCCGCCACATACAAATCCATCATGCAAATCATTTGGTCGTTTGCCACCTCTATTTTGTTCGTAAGCTTGCCAATAGCCAAGATAAATAGAAAATTCTTTGTATCTTTAATAGATACTGTACTAATGATATAAAACTTCCCAACGATTGCATATGTTCTCGGTTTTACCCACTTGACCTCGCAACAAGGCGATATATCATCAGTACACTACCTGCTAGAGATAGTCAATATATACCACAATGACAACTATTTCTAGCAATGAAGTATATATTATTTGCATTATTAGTGCTTAAAGGCTTTAACAAACTCGTCAGTTCGTCTAGTTCCGTAGAAGTACTAGAGTTATCAGCGATAACTTTCGTAACCTTTTACTCCATTCTTTTATAAGCACCATATCAAGTAAATATAATTAAGCATATTTAGGGTTGTGTCACCTACCCTCTAACCATTTCATCAATTACATTTCCTACTAGCATACTCGAGTTCGTAAAGGTTCTTGCTTATTGATTACTCACTTAACTAGGACGATTATTTATATTTACTCAATATGCTACCTATAAAGATAACACTTAATTTTGGTTGCTCTTCTAGGATTCGAACCTAGACTCTTCGCATTCAAAGTGCAATGTGTTGCCAATTCCACCAAAGAGCAATATTAGAGAAAAGCACGAAAGGAGATAACTGCTTTTCTCGTAGAAAGGAGGTATGCCTTTACATACTGTAGTAAAAATACTACACTCATACTATATCAATGTTTCTACTGAACTTTTAATGAATTTTTATAATTTTTTTCAAATTTTGATAATAATTTTTATAAATTGCTCTTTCAGTAAAAGGTTTTATATCATTTTTATAATTTTCATCAGCTACTTTTTGTATAGCTTTATTAATAGACATCCCATTCAAGTAATACAAATATATTCTATACTCTATACCATTTTTAGATAACTTTGATAAGTTAAATTTGCATTCTTCAAGTAACTTTTCCTTTTCATTTATCTTATTAATTATTTCTGGATTATTATTATCTAATTTTTTCAATATATCTATTTCAATTATTAAATCATTAATATATGATATACAATCCATTTATACTCCTTCTTTCGTTTTAATCTAAGAAATTATCATCAATTTCAACTTTATTTCCAAAATCTTCATATGGATCTGTTTCTGCTTGTTCAATAGAAGATTCATCACTCATTTTTTTACTGCCTAAAAATTGTACATTACTTGTCATTACTTCAAATGATGTTCTATTATTTCCATCTTTATCAGTATAATTATTCATACTAATTGAACCGTCAATAAGTATTAAACTACCTTTACTCTGATATTGAACAAGGTTTTCAGCAGGCTTTCCCCAAACTGTTACTGGAATAAAATCTGTACCCTCATTCATTCTATTTACTGCTAGATTAAATCTGCAATATGCTTTATTTGAACCAGTATATCTTAATTCTAAATCTGTAGATATTCTTCCTACTAAAGTTACTTTATTAAACATCTAATCCCAACTCCTTTAATGTGTATCTTTTATCTTCTTCCATGCCGTTATACATAGTTCCTTTTTTAAAATTTGGTAATAAAATTTCTTCGGCATTATTTAAACTAATAGAAATATAACAATTTCCGTCACAGCAATTTTCTTTAACAATATTGATAACTCTATTTTTAAACGGTCTAATAACAGCTTTTAAATATCTTTTTTCTGTGTCATCTAGTATTTTTTTTTCTTGAATAAAACCATTTTCTACTTCTATTGTCCCTGTATAATTGTTTGGCAATGATTTAAAATGTTTTTGTTTTACTACATATTCAATATCTTCTAGGCGAAACACCCATCGAGGAAATCCTCTACCGTCGTCTTCTTTAATTGTAAAACCATTTCCAAGAGTTATATTAGATACAGTAACAATCTTACCAATATATTTATCCATCTTACCGTTACGATTCCATTCTTTACCTCTTCTATTTTTTAATTTTACTTTATCTCCAACTTTTAATTTCATTATTTAATCACCAATTTACCTTTCTTATCAATAATTCCATATCTAGTTAGTATTTCCTCAACTTCTTCTTTCGTTTTAGCGATACCAACATGTGCTTTTACTGTTTTAACTAAATCATTAAGTTCGTTTATTTTGTTAATCATTTCGTTTTCAAGGCTTTTAATTTCATCATTTTTAAAGTCACTATTAATAAAATAACCAAATTCACAAATTGATGTTTTATGTTGTAATTCTTTTTGATAACTACTTAAACCTTCTAAAGTTTCTTTTACTTTTTCAATTTCTTCGTCTGTAAATTGTGAAATATATAATTTTTGTAAATCATCTTTACATTTTTGTGTTATTTCATCATATTGTTTTTTTATTGAACTTTCATTTTTGATTTTTTCTATTTTTTCTTTTGTTTCTTTTTCAATACTTTTTCTATGCTTATTTGCATATAAATCAATTAAATTAATACTTTCTATCATTTTATTTCCTTCTTTCTTTATCATTGGATTTTCTTTTTCCCATATTCCTAAAAACATTCGACTAAAATTTTCTTGATTTGGTAACATTTTATTTTCATCTAATGTTTTTAGCCATTCATATAATTGTTTATTTTTGTCGATTACCATATTTGTTGTTATATACCTATTATCGATTTTGGCATTTGTTAACTTTATTTCATTTGCAGATATTCTTATTTCGTTTGTATCTAATTCCACACTTCATCCTTTATTAAATTAAATCCACATGGTTCTATACAATTTATAATTTCTTTAAAATCTTCTTTTGCTTGATTATTAAGTTGATTACCATATTTATCAAACCATTCTTTAAAGTTTTTGTAATCGCTATATTCATAATCATACCAAGCATCATCGATCTTATCTCTGCTATCTTTTTCTTTTTTTACTTCTTCAATAATACTTGATGAACATGTCAACTGTGAGTTTAATATATCTGCATATATTTTTTTAGGTACTTCTTTTATTTCCTTATCTGTTTTTCTTCCAACATATTCAATCAAATCAGTACTTTTTTCATTAATAACAATATCATCATCTTTGATGTCAAACCTTTCCATTAAGTGTTTTGCATATTTTTCTTTGAAATTGTCATCAAGTTCAATATTTGCATCTTTGATATATTCTCCATCTCGACCTGTTCCATCAATAACTTCATCAACAAATGCAAAATTATCTATACAACAAGCAACTGATAATGCTGTTAATCTTTTTAATTCGTAAATATTTATCGATTTTCTATCTCTATCAAGTGACACATAGCAAGGTTTAAAATTGTAGCCATAGTCAAAATTATCGTCTTCATATACTGGCAAACCATCAACAAATACTTTTCCTTTATAATCAGAATCTGTTAATATTTCACCATAACTTGTTTGAATTGAATTATAGGCTTGTCCATTTAAGCCCAAAAACTCATTTTCCAATTCATCTAATTCACTACTATTAAATCCTGATATTTCAAATGTTAAATCATTACCATTTCCATCTGTTTCAGTAATACACAATACTTCACATTCAAAATTATCTGAATATTCAAAACTTGGTGTCCAATTCTTACTACCATTTTTAATAAATACTTCTTTGTCTTCACGAAGTAATACTAATAGTGCTAGTTTGTATCCTTCCCCAAATTGACCTATCTTATCTAAATCATCTCTTTTAGATGTATTTCCTAAAAGTAATGTAGAACTTGGTATTGATGTATTTTTATTTGTAATAGTAATAGTTCCGGAAGATTTATCTATATCAATAACATCTTCCCCATTACTATCTTTGGCATTTTGTAGTAATTCTCTTATTGCTTCTTCAATTCCCCAACTAGATACATAATTTCTTGATAAACTCAACTCATACTTTTTCATTGTATCTCCTCCAAAATCAACCCTTTTTCAATTAATCTATTTATCGTTGGTATTCCAGTTCCTATTCCATTAATTAATGGATAGTAGGCGGTTAAACAATGGTTATCACCGCTTCTACGCCAAGTTAATTCTAATGTAATTTCAATAACATCTCCGGCTTTTATTTTTTCCCAAGCCGTTGCTTTTGTTTTAGGAATCTGTTTCACTAGATATTTATTTTTCAATATGATACCTGTTTCAATCATCATTCATCACCCTTCATATATTTTTCTTGATAATAAGAGCAAAACTTACAACAAGAACAATATTCAAGACATTTTTTATCTTCACCAATTCGTTCTTGAATTTCATATACATTTGGATAATCTTTTTCTAAATTATCTAAATGTTTTTGTGCTTCTTCTAATGTTTCATGTATTTTAGTTGCTCTCTTATTACCTTTTTTAATAACTATATATTTATTTCCATCGTTCCATCTTTCTTCCATGCTACACATTGGAAGTTCTTCATCTGGAACATCTTCGTATTTTTTTAATTCTAAGAATCTATTTTTTATAAATTCTTCTATATCTTTAAAATCTTTATCAGTAAATTTAAAATTCAATTTTTGAACTTGAAATTGTGGATATTCTCTGTCAAACTTTGCTTTTGATTTTTGCCAATCACGAAGTAATGCAATTATTTGGCCTTTATTAATTTCAAATCCTAATTTTCTGAATAACCAAGCATAGATCAATAACTGTAATCTATAATCTTCAAAATCTTTTTTTAATATTTTAAATGTACTTGTTGTTTTGTAATCAATAATTGTTTTAATAGCAATATCAACTAAATCAGCCTTGCCACTTAAAAAGTATCCCTTTAATTCATCACAAATTATTTCTAAATCTTGCTTTAAATATTCCTCTTTGAATTGATTATCATTTTCTTTGGAATTTTCTAGTATTGAATGAAATGCTGTTCCAAATAATGCCCATATCAATTCACTACAATCTTGTTCTATTTCATCATTGTATCTTCTTTTTAAGATAACTTGTCTAACTGGATTAAGTATTGTTGTTACTGAATATTGATGTTCTTTTGGCTGATAATCACTACATAATGCATTGTATATTGGTTCTGGTAAATTAAGTTTATTTGTTAATGCCATTATTCACCAACTTTTTTCTTTAGCAAATCAATCATTTTGTTTGCATTTTCTTTTGTTAATTCTTTTGAAGATTTAATTTTATACTGATTGTATACATTTTCTTTTGCTTTATCGTTTGTAAAATTTTTAAATACTTGTGATTCTGATTTCTCAATTTTAGTAAATAATGTGTGAATTACTTTTATTTGATTTGCATCAATCATTTCAACTGGCTTGTCTACTTTTTTTGTTTCAGTCTTTGTTACTGTTTTAGAATAGCCATAACTAAATACAATATTGCCTTTGCTATCAGCAATTTTAATCTTTTCTATTTTTTCAGTTTCTTCATTTGTTGATATTTCAGCAACTGTAAATTTTTCATATTTATTAGTTAAATCATATTTACCTTTATCATTTTTCTTTGTAGGAACACTAGCAAAATAAAATATTCTTGTATATAATTCTCTACCTATACCAACATTAAATCCTGCTCTTTTAAATGCATCACTTGCTTCACCTTTTTCTTTTTCACTAAAAGACTCTGTTCCACAGTCACATTTATCAATCCATTGTTGTTTTTCATCATCATAAATTGATATTGTGCAAAATAAATTTCCTTTTATTTCTTCATATCTATCTTTCCATCCGAAGATTCCGAATGTTTCATCAAGTATTCTTTTATCACATCTACTGTCTTTATAAAGCAATAATTGTGCCCCTTTTTCAGTAACTTGTTGAACTCTTATTTCAATTTCTTCTGGTTTCAAACATCTTATTTTCTTTTCCAATATTTCACTCTCCTTTTTCATTCAGTTTTATAAATTTTTGTACTAATCTTAATAGATCTATTTTAGTCATTTTTACATATTGAATTTGATTTGTTTTCTTCTGTTCAAAATCAGTTTTGATTATTTCTCGAATTAACCAATCATAACTATATTCAATATTATTTCCTAATTGATTCATTTGTTTGTTTTTCCATTCTTTTTATTTTTCTCTCAAATCTCATGTTTCTTTTATTTAATTCTTCATTTTTTGTATTTAAAGAAGTACATTCTTCTTGTGTTTCAGCAAGCTGTTTTTTTAAATCTTTTTTGTCTTTCGAAAATTCTTCACACAATTTTTGATACTTAACATATAAATCAAATTGTTCTGACTTCTGTTCTAGTAAATTCACATATTTTTTGTTAACTTCTTCTAGGCATTCTAATAAGTTATTATATTTTTGCTCTATTTCTTTTTTGCCTTTTTTTATTTTCGAATTCTCGTTTATCAAAGAATTTTTATTATTAAACCAATCAAATAATTTCATTTTAATTCTCCTTTTTCAAAATCAATTTTATAGTTTCGTTTTCGTTGGAAAGCTAGGTTACATGCTCTCGCTTTTTTTAACATATTTAACGCTCTTTTTTTATAATCTCTTATTGCTTCTTGTGCTTCCTCATAATCAGTTGTAGCTTTATATCCTTTGGAATTAGAATGGGTTATATAATAAGGGGCTTCATCATTTATAAATCTTTCATTCCATTTTTCAACTTGAATTCTCCATTCCCTTGATGTTATATTAATTCCCCATTCACGATGAAGTTCTAAAATTATATCTTTTTGTTTTTTCCAATCTGTTAAATCAATTAGTTTTATCACGTTAATACCCTATTCTTTTTTAACAAATCTTCAACCTCATATTCTGGTTCCAAGCCTTTATGAGTTAATATCGAATTTTTTAAACTGCGTTTTAATATGTCATTTTTATCAATATGGTCATATAGTTTGTTACAAAAATCCCAATAATATTTATCAAACTCTGATTTATTTGCCTTTGCCAATTTTTCTTTATTCAATTTTTTATTAAAATACTTTTCAGACATATTGCATAAATATTCTGTTGAACTACAACGATCATAATGTTCATTGTAATTATCAACATTAACAACCTGACCGCATATTTGACATCTAATTACAATTCCATCTGCTTTTATTTTTTCATCATGTGATTTTAAATATTTTGTCAGATAATACACATCTGGATATTTTCCAAAATTATCACCGTTTTTAAAATATTCATCTAGTTTTTTATTTACATCATCATAGTCATATGGTTCTAAAACTCTATTCCATTCGTTAATAACAGCATTTGTTATTAAAAATGATTGTCTATATGCTTGTATTTTTTCAAGCAGATCAGATACTTCCTTTCTACTCATTTTCCAATTCCTCTCTAGCTTTTCTTAAAGCTTCTTGACTAATTTCATAATTTGATTTATAAGTTTTCACATTAATTTGTTTCTCTTGTTGATTCTTTTCCCAATTTCTAACAGTTGCTTTCCAATCTTTCATAGAATTTCGTCCAACTTTCCAACCATTCGATTCATAATAATCAATAAACTTCTCAGCACTAATATTATTTTTTCTTTCTGAACAATATTGTTGTACTTCATCCAAAGTTGGTTTTTTAAATTTTTTCTTTGTAATCTTTGTAAATAATAATTTATTATTATTTATTTCTTTTATATTATTACTTGTATTATTAATACTTGTATTATTTTCCTTTAAGTTTTCTTTAATAGGGGTATATAAATTTTCTTTAACAGTGTCATAAACCAAAGTTAAATGCCTATTTAAAATTTCTTTAGTACCCTCTTTGTAAACAATTTCAAAATTAACATATCCTTTATCTACAAGTGAATTTATCCATTTAGATATGCTCACTTGTGAAACATTATATAATTCTGAAAAATATTTATTAGTTGCATAGCACACCCCGTTTTTTTGTGTTAGAGCTGATATTTCTCCATAAAGCAATTTAGCATTTGGTGTTAATTCACTATCATATCTAACATTTGCAGGTATTATTGCATAATAATTTGGTTTTTCCATTTATTCACCTTCTTCAACAGGTATCAATTTATCACTTTCCCAAACATAATCTTTTAAGTTCATAATTTCATCAAAAGTCATATTTGTAGTTTTTAAATCAACAACTTTTCTTTCCATTTTTTCAATCTCCTTTCTGATCATAAATTCATCATGATAATCATCTGAATAATCATATTTTTCAAATTGTTCTTTAGGTTCACAATATTCATCATATCCTGAATAATAACTATCTAAATCTTCTGTATCAATCATTCGTAATCCTTCATACCTAAAGCAATTTTTATATGAATTTGTTCTGGAATTTGCAAAGCTTCACATACTTTTTTCCAACTTGCATTGTCTATTCTTGAAATACCTAATTCAAACTTATCAATCGTTGTTCTTGATATGCCAGTAAGACTTGCAACATATCTTAATGAATATCCGCGTTTTCTTCTTTCAGCGTTTAAAATTTCACCAAGTTTTCTATAAAAGCATTTATCAATTTTTTCTTTTGCCATACTTTCTCCTTTCCCTTGAATTTTGGGTATAAGAAAAACACCTATTACCAATAAAATATTGACTTTTCAAGGTGTTTGTAGTACAATTTTAGTACTACTTGTCATAGGTGTATGTCTTATACATATATTCGTGATAAGCGGTGTAACAGCATTCTATTCTTATATGAAGGGAATAGAATGTGAGGTGAGTAAAAATACTCATCAAAATTTTGGAGTTACTATTTTCAAATGACATTAATATCAAAATAAGTGATTTATCACTTGTTAAGATAAATGTTGTAAAAAAATAGTTTCTCACTTATTTATTAGGATAGGTTTCAATTTTCTCAGGACTGAACCTATTCTTTTTTTGTGCTATCAGCACCACTTTATCACTTGTAAGATATCTTCTCTTGCTACCTTACGATACAATAATATCAATTATTTGGAACTTTGTCAATAAATTTTTTCAATATTTCGGTTATTTTCTGTAATTTGTTCTTAAATATTGATTTTTTATTTTATTTTGTCAACATTTCATGTTAATTTATGATATAATTTATATATACTAAAGTATATATAAAAAAATGAAAAAGGATGGTGATTCATCTGTTTGGAGATAGATTAAAAGAATTACGAAAAGAATGTAATCTTACACAAGAAGATATTGGTAATTTATGTGGTGTAGCAAAAAATACAGTTTCAAATTGGGAAAACAATGCTAACCAGCCTAGTTTCGAAATTATAAAAAAACTAGCTCAATATTTTGGTGTTACAATAGATTATTTATTAAATTTTACTCAAGATGATGTAGATAAAATGGAAAAACTAAAAACAGTTCTTAAAGAAGCTGGTATGTGGGATTATAACATAGATGACATGTCTAGAGAAGATTTTGAAAAAGCAATGCAGATTGTCGCAATGCTAAAGGAGAAAAAATAATGGTTAGACGTGGTTCTCTAAGAAAAAAAGATTATGATTCGTTTGCAAAATTTATTGCATTGTTTTGGCCAATAATTTTATTATTAATGATATTCTTTTAAAAAACTAAAAAAGACACTAATTAATTTAGTGCCTTTTTGTTTGCTTCAATATATTCAACAAATACATCAAGCAAATCATTTTGTAGCACTGTGTACAATTCAATTAGTGTCATGCTGTTCTCCTATTTATTCTAGATTTACAACATACAACATACTTCACACAACATACTACATATAAATTATACACTATACCACTTCCCTTTCAAATACTTAAATAAAAATTGGAAAAATTCACCAAAAAAGTTCATTGATTTATCAACAATATTATTATATAATAAAATCGCAGTAAGGTCAAACATTTGTTCGCAATTTGACAAAAAAAATTAATTATGTTAAAATTTCAAATTTAAAAGGAGCGATTAATATGCCAATATATGAAGAAAAAGAAAAAATTAACGGTCAAAAAAGATATTATATAAGAACTTATGTAACTAACGAGAAAGGACAAAAAAAACAAATAACTAGACATAATAAAAATTGGATTGGTAGAGATGGTTATTGGTTAGCTTATCAAGAAGAAAGTTCGTTAAAAAATAAAAAAATTAATGAATTTGAAAATATGACACTTGATGAGTTAAGTAAAAAATATATAGAATATATAGAATCTACTCTTAAACCATCATCAATAAGAAAAAGTAAAGATAATTATAATTTGCATATTAGTCCTATTATTGGTTATAAAAAAATTTATGCTCTTACTACAAAAGATATTTTAGAATTTCAAGATTGTTTAGATAAAAAAGAACATAAAATTAGAAATAAAAATAGTAAGCGAAAATGTGACTCATATAAACTATCTACAGCATTTAAACAATCAATTCATACTACATTAACTTCAATTTTGAATTTTGGTGTAAAGTATTATAAATTAAAACAAAATGTTGCAAGTATTACTGGTAATTTTAAAAAAAGCAAAGGCAGTGTAAAAAAAGAATTGAATTTTTTAACAGAAAATGAATTTAATAATTTTATTAATTATGAAAATAATACAACATATAAAGATTTTTTTACTTTGTTGTTTTACACGGGAATGAGACGTGGTGAATTATTAGCGTTATTAATCAGCGACATAAATTTTACAAAAAATGAGATTAATATAAATAAATCTATTAATCCCAAGAATGGGAAAAATGCCACAGTTCCCAAAACAAATAAATCAAATAGAAAAATTAAAATGTTAAGAATTGTAAAAGAAACACTGTCAAAATATAAAAATACAAACGATATTATTTTTGGGTTAAATAAAATTACTCCAACAACATTACAAAGAAAATGTGATAAAAATTGTAAATCCGCTCAAATAGATAAAAATATAAGAATACACGACTTTAGACATTCTTTTGCTAGTATGTGTATCAATAAGGGTGTACCTATTGAAATAATTAGCGAATATCTAGGGCATGAAAATATATCAACAACATTAAATATTTATAGCCATTTGTACCCAAATTCGCAAAATAAATTAATAGAAATTTTAGATAATGAAGTAACAACTATGAAAAAGCAAAAAGAAGAATTTATAGATTATGTTAATGATATTGTTAACAAATGCTTATTGAGTGGTAAAACAAAAGAAGAAATTTCAGAAATTTTAGAAAATATTAACAGAAAGTATTCACAAAAACAAGACCAAAAACAAGACCAATAA